CCATAGTGACTGCCATTGCAGGTCCATAACAATTTATAATTTGAGAATCAAAATTAAATCTACCTATGCCTGTTTCAACTTTAGGCAATGATTCGCCGTAGGTCCAACTTTCGCCAATAACCAATAGAATATTTTTCTTTTTTCTTTTTATATGAAATTCAGAGAATTTGGCTTCGTGCTCTACCCAATCAGGTTTAAGATTTTTGTCATTATAGAAAATTTTTATATCTGTATATTCTTTAAACTCCATTACAGTCCTCATAAAATTTTTCTAATTCTGGAAATGTTTTTACAAAATTTGTATTACGTCTTCGATCATATTCAGTAAACCAATTAAAAAAATCTCTCCGACCGACCGTCAATTTTTCAGCAGTATATTCAGTAGTAGCCATGTAATCAACAACACGTCTAAATCTTTCATATTCCATTGTGCTAAATTTATTTTTATCGATATCGTCAATGTTATCAAAAATAAATTGTAAATGTTTTTTCATATACGGAACAAATTCATCCTTGGGTAATATATTCATATCATATTGTAATGGTTCCTTAAGATAAGGAGTATCAAATCTGATTCGCTGCCATTTAGTTTGATCATCACTGTTATATCTAACACGCCATTCCAAAATTTTATTAAGAAGTTTATCAAAATTAGTAACTGTTAGAACATTAAAAGTAATCATAAAAGATACAGGTAAATTTGTTTTTGTTAGATAGGTATCAAAATTCTTTTCCCATAATTCTAAATCCAGTCCTGTTCTAATGTATTCTGCTTGGTGTCCCCAAGTATCTAAACTAGTAAACAGCATGAAACTTTTAATTTTACCTTCGTCTAATAATTTATTAACTTTTTCAGTTAATCTTTCTACTAAAATGGTCTTGATGCCTAAATTACTATTAATATTAATTTCTAAATTAGGTTTAGGATCCTTATCTAATTCATCAAACAATCTCCATGTGCTTTGCTGTAGTAATGGTTCACCACCTGTAATTCTTAAAATTGTAAGTGTCTTTGAAACTTCAGGCCACCATTTCCACCATGCCTTCACATAAGGATTAGTTTCTTCCTCGTAAATTTTTAAATAATCAATATCCTGTCTATGATTTTTAACCATATCGTATGGACCAAATTTTTCAATCTCTTTAAAGTAAGCACTTGATGCCTTAGGCATACAATATCCGCATTTAAAATTACACTCGTTACCGAATGATATTTCTATATACTGTGGATTGACATCTCCCATTGGATCTGCTTTAATTTCTTTATATCGGTCAGGTGTATAAATTGTATAGTTACGCTCTTTTCGATCAGATATATAATCTTTTCCTAAACATTCAACATTCCAACAATACTGACAGCCACTTGGTTTTTCGCCATGTATCATTTGTAAACGTTCTTGTTTTTTCTGTGGAGTATTGTGTAAAAGACTCGGATTTTCTTCTAATCCTTCTAATGGAATCTTATGAGGCGTAGGATGATAGCAACTATGAGTTTCACCTGTTTGTAAGTAGATAGTTGTGTGGTGCCACTTAGCCATGCAGAATGTAGGTGAAATACTATCCATCATCGGTTCATAACTTAGTATTCTATCCTTGTCTTGCATTAAATTGTTCCTCTAGCCATTTAAAATCATTTATTAACTTAAGATCGGATCCGTCAGAAAGACCAAACTCCATGCCGGCCTTAGCACCATCTAGAGCATACTTACCAAACTCTCTATCATGTCCTACAGTTGTCCAAATCTCAAGTCTCTTTTTTGTTTCTTCTTCGTTTTGTCTATCAATTGCTCCGCTACTTAATTTGACACATTCTCTAAATGCACTTTTCCATGTATTAAACGGATCAGTATTAAAAGCAGTCATGTTTGAAACTGTTTCCATGGCTTTAAAATGTTTACTAATGCTAGTTGTCATATCAGTAGTATTTGTATTCATATTAATAGTTAGGTCTCTTGGAAATAGTTTAACACCACCATAGCCATATTGCAAGTCATTTATTGGGTTTCTACTTCTCCAAACATGGACATGTTTTCTTTCATATACTGGAACATAATAATTAAAGTTAAAATCTTTTTCAATTTCTGCATCAGCATCAACTATCCAAAACATTTCAGTGTTAACTTGTTTTGCTGCTTCGATGTGTGCTTGATGGATTCCTTTTATATCTTTTATCCAAATTGCGTTTGGTGCTTTTAATAATAATTTTTCATAATTTTTTTCAGCAAATTTTTCTTTATATGAAATGAAAGCAATATCAAAATTTTGAGAGGACGGAGTTGATGCTTTAATCTCTATAGGTTTTTTGTTTACATAAAATCTGCTTTTAAATTCTCTATCCGAAACAGTTATCTTCTTCGGAAACAGACAGATACCGTCGTATGTATCATTATTAAGGAATACATGAATATAAAAGTCGTCCCATTTGGTTGCTCTATATTTTAACAGGTCAAAATTATCACAAACTTCTAAATCGTCCCATACCACCCAAAACATATTTGTGAATGATTTATTTTTAAGTATAGAAAAAGAATTACAATTATCTATCTTCTGTGCATTAGGAAATCTTTGCTTAAATTTGCTCCAAGCATTCTCATTGACTTTGTGTGTGCTAATGAAAAATATATCATACATAACGTTGACTAAAATATGTGCTGCCTAAATTGATTGATTCTTCATAAAGATCCATAACATAACGACTCATGTGAGGATCTAGATCAGGATAATTGAACCCTAATTGGTCTCTTAATTCACTTCCTAATCGTTTTATTTCTTGTTCGAGACCAAACCCATCCTCGTAATCTCGACATTGTTCATTATACAGTTCACGCAATGCTTCAAAATCTCTTACCTGCACATGATCCCAATTAGTGCAATTTGTTAAGTATGTTCCTAGTCTTGCACCATATATTGCAAACAGTCCATTTTCCACATGACTGCCTACTGTGCTCCACATTCTTAGTCTATGTAAATTATGCCACCAAATTTTATTATTGATCTCTTGTGCTGGAACTTTTAGACCTTGGTCTAATATCATTTTAACACCTTCACGAAAACCTGCACGCCATGACATAAATGGTGTTGCATTTATCACAGTGTCGCTATATGTCTTAGGAAAATTTCTATAACCTGTTTCCCAACAAAAGTCAACCTGAGCTCTTTCACTTTCACTATTTTCATGTGTCTTCATATTCAACACATGATCTTTATTCCATAATTTTAATCCGCCATTACCATAACGCAGGCCATTTACTACATTTCTGCCGCACCAACTATATGCTCGTATTTCTTCATTTGACATATCTAAATCTAAATCAAAAAATTCAGGATATACTATATTATCTGCATCAACTGTTAACAACCACTCAGTTTCACTTTGCTCTGCTGCTGCTTTATGTGCATGATCGCTTCCTTTTACTCCGTGTATGCGTTGTGCCCACGGAACCTTGTTACACAGATCGGCATAATGCAAATCTGCATTAGGTTCGTCATAACTTAAAAAGAAAACGTCAAACTCTGCTACTTTCATACTTCTTCAACCATATAATTTTTAAATAATCTTTTAGTGTAGATGCTTACGAACTCATTATGGTCAACATCAAAGGTTACAGATTTTCCTATAAGTTCCTCAATAGATACACTTAATGTGTTATAAACAATATGAGGATCGTTATATGCAGTAATTGTAAAATCTAATTTGGTTTGTCCATCCCAAAATATTTTTCTCTGTGTTATAGGATGAAACTTTTTATCTTGTTTGTGCGTTCCGCCAAATTCCTCAGATAACTTAACAACCATTTTTCCTTTTGCTCTATCATAAATGATATAGATATCAGGTTTTTCAATTTCTGACCACTTCTTTTCAATAATTCTGTGAAGAACATCATCAATAGTAAAAAGACTTTTTGTTTCTATAATTTCTAATTCACCTTGTGAAGGATCTACAAAGCATTTATGAATATTAATTTTACCTGCAATAATATCTTCAGCAATATCACTTTTTACACTAATAATATTCTTATACTTTTCTTCATTTACTGATGTTTCCGGTCCGACCGAAAGTAATCTTCCCGAGTCTGCATCAAAGGCTGCGTTATATTTTACCTTTTCGTATGTCTGACTAGCAAGCCATTCGTCAAAATCTGGTAGAACTAATTCTTCTGCCATGCTATTTCCTCCAATATGTTTACTGTTTCTGATGTAACTTTGTTCTTTTCAACATAATGAACTATGTCATGTTGTTGATAGTTACCAATTTTTAAATTTGCACCTCGATCAAAATAAAATCCAACATGATCAGTGACTGAATCTGCTGGCCACGGCCAATTTTGTATCATTCCTTTTAAATGAACCACTCGAGGAAATTCTAAATCATAAGCAATTTCGTTAGTTATGTCTAAAATTTTTGCTGCAAGTGCAAATGCTTCATCTGTTCCGACTATCTTTGGTGTATATCTTGTTAAAAAATTGTTAGAAAATTCAACTGGATTCTTTATAATTGCTCTTTGTAGGGTAAAGAATTCTTTTGATAAGTTACTATCTTTAACAAAAAATGTATAAAAGGAATATAAATTAGGTAATTCATTGGCTGTAAAACATTTTCTATAATAATCATCGGTAACTATTTCACCTCTATAGGTATAAGACTTGTTTGCAATGTATAATTCACAATTTTCTACAAAATAATCAATCCAATGGCTGTAATCTCTCATAAACAACATATCAGCGTCTAGGCATACAGTATAATCAAAAGGACTAAGTTGATCCATAAATGATCTACCATCCCAGTGTTCTTCTTGATCCCATTCTATAACATGATCAAACACCCAGGTCGATGTATAATCTTTAATTTTTTTCTTATCGTTGATTACAAGTGCTACTTGATCGTAACCTGGTTTCTGTGTATTCTTAATACTTAAAGCCAGTGCATATGCGAGTTTAGAATAATTAGTTTCTTGATTCTCAGATACAACAATTAAATAACCAAAGTTCATGCTAACTCCATCAATGCATTACTATTTCTAAGAATACTCTGCTTATTCATAACATGCAGATCATTACTGATCTTAGCAGCACAATAATTTCCATCTGATCTAGGAGAAGCAAGAACTATTAAATTATTATTATCTATATGACTGAGATAATCTTTGTCGGTAATCGATAATATGTCAGGAAGTGTATATTCGTTATCTGTCTCGAACCCATACATAATATGTTTAGCAATACTAAAAGAGATATCGTTGCGATAAATTCTATCATCAAATCTAAAAAGGTTAGCAAATGATTTATAATTTTCTCTAATATGTTCTACAAGATCAAAAAAAGTTTTTGTATTTTCGTTTTTTGTAAACATCACAGTTGTTGCCCAAAGCAATTTTATACCTGTGTCTGAAATATATTTGTCGTGGTATCCTGTTCTGTCATCACCAAATATGTCATTATACTTTCCTGAAATCATTAAATCACAATCAACATTCCAATAATTGTTTAATGTGTTAGACATTATTAAATAGTCACTATCAATTAGAAGAGTTCTGTCATATGGTGTTAAGTCCCAAACATTACTTCGATTAGAATTATTAAATAGTGCAGGAGTTTTAGTTTGACCATCATAAAAATTTCTCATATTAATTTCTTCTGGTCTTTTTGTTATAATAATTCGATCAAAGATATCTGCTGCCGTCTTAAAAATTTCAGATTCTTTCATCCAATCAATAGTTGATGGATCAGTTATTAAACTAACAGGAACTGATAAATTCTTATTTGCTAGTTTTGCTGCAATAATTGCTAACTTAGCATAATCATTTTGCCTATTATTGTGTGCAAAAATTACGATACCTTTTTTCATTTTAGGATTCCAACAGTTTTTCTACTGATCGACTCTTTTTTAAATCTAGATATTGTTCGTAATACTCGTTAGTTGCTGTAAAATACCTATCAAAAATTTCTTCTCTAAATGACAATAGGTCTTGAATTAAGATGGGATTTTCATTTACATCTAATATCACTACGTTTTCGGATCTATCCTTGTAGATAAGCATTTCTACAAAATTTAGCAATTCCCTATTAATTTTGAAAATGCCACCGTTAATACCGTAGGTTAATTTGGCGTCGATCTTTTCCTTAAGAGATTTTCTTTGGATAGAAAATGTTTGTCTATAGTTAGAAAAATCAAGTGCTTTTTTGAACTCTTCCTGCATATTACCTCCAATAATTATAGTAGCATATTATTTATCGGTATGCTAGGAGGTGAGAAAGATTTATGGTGTAGGAGTTATTGAACCTATTGTTACTGTTGGTGATTCAACTGTAAAGTTACCCGATCCTGGTGGTTCCAAAACACCGGTAGGTTCTGTAGTAATTACAGTAAGAGACATAGTTCCATCAACGGCATCAGGTCCAAAACCTCCTGGACGAACTGGCGTTCCTGTTTCTGTAGGACCACCCTGAGCAACGTGATCGTCTATCCACTGAACGTAAAATTCCATTGTTCTAGATATGCCTGCACTGTTATCTGTAACACCAGGACTATCAAATGTTCTCGCATCAATTATCCAACTGTTTAAGGCATAAGGTGACGATGCTGTTACACTACTCCAGGTTTGCCTAACATTGCTTAATCTAAAATAGTTTGTTCCGTCGTTTGGATTAACTCCTGTTCCTGGGTTATTTCCTCCAAACTGTCTAGATCCTGCCGTGCTTAAAAGACTTGTCCAGCTCGTGTTTTGATTTGTAGAAGAACCTCCAGATCTTGAACTTGTAAAATCAATGCTACCGCCAGCATTGAAAAAATGTCTAGCATTTTCTGATGTTGTAAATGATACTGTAACTGTTGTATAAAGGGCATCGGTCCATTCAGCGCCATACACGCCGGGCCAACTTTCTTGAACTGTTCCATGGTTAATTGTTTGACGTTGTCCTGAAACAGCAAGTGATCGTCTATTATTATCAATACTGGTTACAACATTTGCCCACCAATCAATAGGTTCGTCAGATACGCTATATCTAATACTTTTACCCAATGTTTGTTCGTCAACATTTGCAGGATTGCCATTAAAAAGATGCTTGTAAGCATTAATGATATCATATCTTAAAGCCGCATACTCATTTACTGTTACAACATTTGATAAATCAACCTGTGAACTTAGAACAGGTTGGCCATAGCCATACTGTCCACTTCCACTTCCAAGAATCGCAGAGATATCCTGCTGTATAGCATTATAGTCAACTGCTTTAATTTTTTGATTAATACCTGCCATGCTTTACCTCAAATTTATTTATCGGCCTCACAAACAACTACCTTATTAAGTGAGTGTAATGCTGGCTAGTGAATATGTTGGTGATGTAATATCCCAAGCCGTATTAAAGGGAGATAGAACCGTAGTTCCTTTAATTTCACTCACGAATATTTCCAATTTACCGTCTACTAAATCTCCTGGTGCTGGTGCACCTAAATCAACATAGTTATCAATAAGTTCTAATGATATTGTAAGAACTGTTGCAGTTCCTAACGAATTATCTGGAACATCAACTTTTGCTTTTAAACCGTAATAGTTAGCACTATATGGAGTGCTGCTTGATTTTTGAGAATAGGTTTGAAAACTATTAGTGAGAGAATAATAGTTAATTGGGTTTTCTGGCCTTGCTGAAAAATCAATAATTACTTCGTCGATTAAATTTTTCCATGCGTTAGACTGTTGAGTCGGCGATAAGGCATTAGGTGTAAAATTTGTTGTTATTCTTATTTTTCCGCCTGAATTAAAAAAATGTCTAGCATCATCAGCATCAGTCCAGGTAACTGTTAATTCAGTAGTAGCACTTGAACTCCAGGTGCTTGATGTATCGTCTGACACTTTGGGTGTTGATCCAAATTGACCTACAGCAATATCAAATCTGTTATTAGTAATCACATCAGAATAATAATCATAATTTTTGAGTGCATCGCCAGCATCATCTGTAATTACAGCATTTAACGGAATATCAGTAAGTGGAGGAGAAGCATTTCCTGTTTGATGAAGAATGCAATTATAGATATCAAATCTTAGTGCATCCCATTGGCCTTTTTCAATAACTTGCCCTGCTGTAACTGAATTGCTATAGACAGTTTGTCCGTATCCTTTTGATCCGGCACCGTTGCCTAATATGTTTACAACTTTTGTTCTGATGCCATTGATATCACTAGCAAGAATATCAGCCATTATAAAATCACCGCTTCAATCATTTTAGTTCCTTCAACATCACTACCTTCTAAAGCAATAGCAAATACGTTTGGTGAATCATCTGATCTTACTGCCGCGCCCTCGTCGCCTGCTACAAGTCTATCACCTTTTGCTACCGTTCCTGTTACTTTAACAGGAACTCTTCCTTTAAGTGCAACATATTGTCCGCCTGATAAATGTGAATTCATCATAAACGCAGGACTTTGGGATATTACACCTATTGCTTTATCTCCGGATGATGAAGCAGTTACTTCTCTGAACCCTCCAACGGAAATTACTGTGCCATAATCATAATCTTTATCTGTTAGATATTTTTCTGCAAGGTCAGCATATCTCGCTGCCGTTGCTGTTCCATCAAAAAGGTTAGCACGTAGGTCTCCTGATGAAGTTCTTGCTGCAATTGAACTATTCGCCGGAATAGTTTTTGCAGTTTTATAAATCGGATCCGTATCAACTGCACCGTCGTCAATTTTAACTCTATCTGTTTTATCAGATATTCCAATAAACTGAGTAGCAGTGATGTTACCTGAAGAATTTCTAATCGGAATCGACGCAACTCCACCTGGCACTGTTTCAGATGCCGCTAAACTGTTAAGCAAACTTGAATTAGATGCATTACCAGTTAAGTCTCCGCTCACGTTACCAAATAGTGTTCCTCTTAGTGTTGCGCCTACATATCCAATTTCTTCAGCAGCAGCATCGATCATCTTCTGTGCTGAATTAGAAAATAAATCTCCAGTGTGTGATCCGGTAGTATTTCCAGTTACATTACCTGTTAGGTCTCCATAATAGTCTGCTGCATACACATCTTTCCAACGAAGACTAGTTTCGCCTAAATCAAACTCATTGTTTAATCCTGGTCTAAAACCAGTAATTGTAAATTCACCTGCTTTATTTCTAGTAACACCTGCGTTGACTAAGAAACTAATTGGTTCTCCAGTGATACTTTCAAATACAATGTCGTCACCATTTTCAATAATTACTTTAAGATCATTTTGATCTCCAAGCGTATAACCGTTATCATCAAATCTAATAGTCGAAGTAAATGCTACTTCGCCTTTTTGTAAGAAGTTATCTGCTGATACTCCTCCAAGTTTTAAACTGTTTGAAGTTGTTCCCCAGTAAACAAAGTCATCACTTGTAATACCGTTAGAATCTGTATTAACTAAAGTAAACCCTTTCTTAACTAGGGTAAAACCTTCAATAGGATTAACAGTAGAATTTAAAGTAAATGCTGTTTGCGAAATTATTCCAACTGTTCGACCACCTGCAATCATTTTTAAGATACTATGATTTGTGTTTCCGGTATCTTTAACAACTTGTGCAACAACACCACTAGTTCCAAGATCTGGTGATGCTTCAGGACCAACTAATACAAATTCTGCGCCTGACCATGCATATAATTGTTTTGCGGCAGTATCCCACCACATATCTCCAGTTCCAAGACCGCCGGGTGCAGTATCACTTACTTCAGCACCTGATGCAGATTTAAACTTAGTTCCATCGTAAAACTTTAATTTTTTGTTGCCACTGTCATACCAAATTTGGCCTTCTATTACTTTTGGGGGACTGGTTGTGTTTGAAAAGTTTTCTAATAGATGCAGAAAATTTTCATTTTGAACTTCGCCATAGCCAGCATAGTTTTTACCTACAAATCGTAAATCTGTAGTTGTATCGATAGTTCCGTCGGCTACTGACGTTAAAAAAGTTCCGTTAAATTTATCTACTTGGTATGCCATTTTGCGTTTTTCCTAGTTCACTTGTATTTATTCGTTTTTACTTCATAAGCATCAAGCATGCCCAATTTCTTTCAACACCGGCTGTGCTAATAGAGTGCGTATTTTTAAGAGAAAATTCCACTCCTTGCCCTCTCTGTAGCGTTACTACTTGACCATCTATAGTAATACTGTTATTATCTGTAAGACTGTAAGCAATTATAGTTCCTGCTACAGTTTCGCCATCCCAGGCATTCATTTCATCTAAAAAACCTGTATTTGCAGGAAATTTAATAAAATATCCAATGACTGCTTTGTTTATGTCTTCTTCTGCAAAATAAGATTTGAAGGCTGATCTTTGTGTTCTATTCCAACCCTTCCATTTAGAAACTTCATACTTGCTTAGGTTTCCGTAGTTATTAGCACCTAATCTAATAACGCCTGATACAAAATCAACATTAGATTTTAATGCATCTAGTGCTGTTAAATTTTCCGAACTTAATGCTGTTTTTAAAATGTGTGCCATAATACCTACTCGTAAAGATATACCAATGAATATCTTTTGTTGTTTACTGGTGCAACACTATGCACCGGCCCTATTCCGTCAATACAAATTCCTTGACCAACAGAATCTTTAATAAATTCGTTGTCTTCGATCATCACACCATCGTTGCTATCTTGTAATGAAATAACTAAATTTTTTCTATAATGATCAACGTCTCTATGCTTACCTAGGTAATCACCTACGTTGTATCTATTTATTGCTATTTCCGCAAGCCTGTGTTCTTCAAAATTAGGTGCAATTGATTTTAAAAATTCAATCATATGTTTTGGCATCTGTGAATGTCCACAGAAATCATATGCACACGACGAATTCTCTACCTGTCTAGGTGGAGTAAGTTGTGATCTTCTAACCCACCTTGCTTCTTCAAGAGTTTCGGCATATTGCTTTGCTCTTAGTGCAGTAACTTTATCAAGGTATTTAGATATCACGTATGTCATCCCCATACTCCTGTATAGCACCCTCATATTTTTCTGCAATATCTGCATCAATATCTTCAGTGCTTTTATATTCAACCTGTGAATTATTTTTAAAGTATTCTTTTCTAATGCCATTAGCACGTCTGACTTCAACAATAAAGTCATTCATTTCTTTCAATTCTTCTACTTCAATGCCAGCATTGTCTGCTAATCTTTCAATTGCTGAACCTAGTATGCTCAATTGATTTTCTAAAGGATATTTGTCTGTAATTCTATTTCTTGCAAGTGTATTGAGAGCATCCTCTGTCATTAAAAGAGTTGCATTCCTGTCATAAATTTCGTAACTATCGTAAGTTCCTCTTACGTTTTCATTATCTAAATCTATTTCAATTTCTCTATACAAATAAAGATCGTGATTTAAAAGTGACTGATCTTCAACCATTCCTAAAACAGTTGTAAACTTATTGTTTAGTTTGTTGAATTGCGCAAGTGCTGTTTGTCTATTCATACCAATATTTATCCTACCGTTAACCACGTGCCATTAGCCTGCTTCTGAACAGTCTGTTTGTATCTATCATAAACGGTAGCATTACCACCGTTACCGTTTCTTGGTGCGTTGTAAACTCTTTCATTCCAGAACGCAACCTTTGTTCCTGTAGGAAAACTCGCATACGTGGCCTGCACATTGGCTAGTGTTGTTGCACCTGCCCAATAAGGATTTATTCCTTGTGTTGCAGCATCCACATACTGTTTAGTTGCTGCGTGTAAATTTGCTGTAGGGTTAGAATGTAGCGTTAAGAATCCAGTCATTGTATCGCCGGATTTTAAAACGTTATTTGTTGCAGTTGTAGCAGTTGTAGCATTACCTGTTAAGTTTGCTGTAATTGTTCCTGCACTAAAGTTTCCACTTGCATCTCTTGCCACTACCTTGCTTGCAGTATTTGCACTTGTTGCATCCACATCAAATTGTCTCGATGCTAACCCGTCATAACTTGTTCCATTAAGATAAGCACCTGGTATGAGATCTGCTACTGCCGGAGACCCCCAATAAGGCGCACCTCCAGTGCCGCCGGTATGCAGTATTTCACCTGCGGTTCCTGCAGGAAGCAACGCAGTTGCTCCAGACGCAGTCTGGTAAGCAAAGGAGCCTGCGGCTCCGCCCGCGATATTTGCAGCGGTTGTTGCTAGAGTGGCTGTATCAGCGTTTCCTTGTAAACTACCTATGAAAGTATTAGCATGGACATTATCCCATTCTAAATTAGATTTTCCTAAATCAACATCTCCATTAGTTGTTGGAACCAGTGCACCATTGGCTCCTGTTCCTGCCGTTACCGAAACATCAGGAGATATAATTTTTATAGAAGAAGTATCGGTTCCATCATCTACTGTAATTGTTAATTGTCTAGTGGCTGTTAAACTGGAGTTTGTTCCTGATGACGCAATGGTTAAATTACTGTTTACTAAAATATTTCCAACTACTTCTAAACTTATGAGGTTGCCTACCTGCTGTAAATTACTGTTTATAACATTTGTTGCTAGAGATATCCCTGTCAGTGTATTTGCCGCTGCTGGAACTGTAATGTCATCCTGTCCATCAAACGCAACACCGTTGATATTTCTCGCTGTTCTCAATTTTGTTGCACTGAAAGCATTACCACTTAGGCTAGGTCCAACAAATGAATTTGCCTGTATTACGTCAAATCTTGAAGTTCCTGTTGTGGCAGTTACATTACCGTATAATTCTCCTGAAAGATTAGCAGTGATTAGTCCTGCTGCAAATCCTCCGGCTGCATTTCTTGAAACAATTGTTCCTATGCTGTTTGCCGAAGTTGCATTAACGTCCCATGTAATATCGCTGCTACCATTAAATGAACTTCCTGTAATGTAATCTCCCGGTCTCAACGGTTCTGTTGTTGAAGAAGTTATCGTGATGTCTCTGGTTCCATCAAATCCGGTTCCATTAATTTTTCTAGTTGTTTGTAATTCTGATGCCGTGTCAGCATTTCCGTGTAGGTTACCCTTAATAAATGTATTGCTGTTTAGTGTAATTCCTGCATCAAGTTGATCAAATCCTGCTCTCGTGTTGGTAGATCCTAATCTAAATGGAACTCCTGTAACAATGCCAACGACCGTGCCATCGACCGTTAGTTCTATCGCGGCATGATTAATTGCTGTGTCCGATACCAAGGTTGTGCTTCTTGCTCTTGTCGTATCAAACCCTTCAGCCGTTTCTGGACCTATGAATACCCAACCTGAACCATTATAGGTATGCAATGTATTGTGTGGTGTCTTTAACCAAAATGCGCCTGTTGGAGGATCAACTGGTGGGGTTCCGGACAGTTTTGCCGCTCCAACCTCTACCCACTTATCACCGTCCCAAACTTTGATCACATTTACATTAGTGTCAAACCATAATTGGCCGGCTATTGGTGTTGATGGGGCAGTGTTGTGTGCAAAATTTTCTAATAAAAACAGAAAGTTTTCATTCTGTGCTTCACCATATCCAATATAATTTCTACCAACAAGTGTAATACTGCTGTCATTGTTTACGGTAGCATCCTGCAACGTTGTAAACGCTGTTCCGTCTGTCTTATTAATTACGTATGCCATCTAACGCTCCTAGTTTCCTTACGGTAATACAACTTCTGAAACAAATGACCAAGCACCTGCCGATAGTTGGAAAGTCTTAATTACTCTTGTTGTTGTTACAACCGGAGCAGGCACTGTTGCATTTGCTATTGAAATGTCAATAAGAGCAGGTGCAGTTCCGGTCGGTGTTACAAAATCAGCCGTCTGCTCAGTCACTAACGGATTGATGCTTAGGCTTCCTGTTGAATTACTAATAGTTGTGCAAAGTATTCTTGCAGTAACACCGTTTCTATATTCCGCTGGTGGTGCAAGATTTGCTAGAATCTGTGAAGCAATATATGTGTTTGGTTTACCATCCGATAAATCCATAGAAAATGCTAGACTTCTAGTTTCTATGACGTCATCAACATATTCCTTGCTTGCAGCATCTGTTTGATCAATAGGATCGGCCAATCCAGTAATTCTAGGACTGCCAATTAATGCAATATTACCAGTTCCATCTGCTTCTAATTCTAGATCATCATTATTTGCAACTGTTTCAATCTTGTTATTTTCTAACCTTAACTGTGTTACCGGAGGAGCACCAGGTCCGATGTTAACCACGTTCTGTGTTCCAAAAGAAGTAACACCTGGAATGCTAGTAATTCCACTTCCTAATGAAGTTTCGTTAATTACTGAAACACCATTAATCTTAAATTCTTTTCCTGATCTTAGATTTATATCTTCTGAACTATTCCAGGCTTTGCCTTTTAGATCAGGTCTTCTACTTGCAGCAGCCGTATCTACATCAGCCCAAACAAAAATATGATCATAAAGATCATCTCCCGAAGCGCCAACTGTTCCTCGTAGTATGATTCCACCGCCATCTGCAATACTGTTAGAATTAGTTACAGAATTTCCGGTTTCTGCCATAACAATATTTTTATTTTCTACCGTTAGATCTTCTGTTTTGATTGAAAGAACTTCTCCATCGTCAATGGTCAATGTTCCTCTGATAATGGTGTCTCCTTTAATTTCGAGACTACCTCCCATAATAACATTACTATCGGTATATGGCTCATAAATTTTTACTGTTCTGCTCGTAGCATCTACTACCACTGCATTTTCCTGTAGCAGTCCTTTTCTAACGTTTAATACAAGTGTCTTATCTGAGGCGGAGTTAGTTAAAAATACGTTACCATTGCCGTCAACATATAAGTTACCTTGGTCACCTGCTCCAAACACTACTCCTAAATTGGTATTAATTCTTACCTGTCCTGCAAATGAGTTTGAAGTATCTCTTCTAGCATATGTTGTTGCATCAATGCTTCCGAGTTTTTCTGAGTTTGTTGCGGTAACATCGAATTTCATACCAGAAAGCGTTCCTTGATTGAAGCCTGGGTTAATATCTCCGCTATATCCTGCTATTGCATTCTTAGGTGTAAATGCATCCTTTGAAAAAATTCCTAATAACACTCCGTTATTGTAAAGAGAAGTTATTACTCGTGTTTGGTTAAGACTATCTAAGATACTAAAAACTTGTAATCCACTCAATCCTTGTGCTTCTGAATAATCAGGTCCTAACAGAATTGTGTTTTCACCGTCAAAGAAATATAACTGCTTCTGTGTATCGTTGAACCAAAGATCTCCAACTCCTAATGTGCTTGGTTGTGTTGCTGAGATCGTAGCAGAACTTACAGGAACAAATGCTGTTCCACTATAAACTTTTAATTTATTTTCAGTTCCGTCAAACCAAATTTGTCCTTTGATAGGATTTACTGGACTCGTTGTTCCTGAAAAATTTTCTAATAATTTAATAAAGTTTTCATTTAGTGCTTCCCCAAAGCCGCTGTAGTTTTTACCAATAAGAGTAATATCAGTTGATAGTGTATCAACTTGGCCATCTGCTACTGTTGCTATAATTGTTCCATCTGTTTTATTAATCTGATAAGCCATCTATTATGTTCCTATTGTTTCGTATGCTGGAGGTCCAGATCTAATTATGTAATTTAATGTTTGGAAGGGGTTCATTATACCTACCGGTTGTCCAAGTGTAGCATCTGATGGTGCTTTGATATCTCCACTGTTAGGCAAATATTTTGCTTCACCAGGGTTATTTGGACCAAACCCTGGAACTGTTTCCGGTCCCGTTCCTGCTGTTGTTCTTCTAAATCCATAAAACTGATTACCATCAGCATCTAACATGTCGTGTTGGTGATCAGGAAGATTAGTTAATGTAAGAGTAGTTGAACTTGAACCGCTTGTTGCAGCCAATGTTTCTGCTTCTGTTCCTGATACTCTTGCTGGACTCGGAGTTCCTCCACCGCCGTCAACAAATCCAGCAGCGTCTGTTGGAACCTGTTGGTTGTTATCCATATTATGCTTACCTAAAGGAAATCTACCTCGTAGGTCTGGAAGTCTAAAAGTTTTTCCATTAGCACCATTTAGTGCAGCAGATGTATTGTATCTTGTTCCAATTACATCATATAACTGTTGATATTTTAAAATTTCTGTTTCCGAACCGTCGCATAGCAAATAACCATATGGAGCACTTGCTCCTGCATACGGCATGATAGTTCCTATAGGAACTCCTAGATCTCCTACAAATGTATCTCTTGATTGCTTTAAAAGTCCTGAGCTTCCACCTGATTCTAAGGACGCTCTATAAACTAATACTTGGTCTTCTCTTAATGAAACATTTGGCGTTGGTTCTGATTTACTTTTAATAATGTTCGCTGTAAGTTGTGTATTAAAAATCTTACTATAACTTCCAACTTGTCCATCAAATTGTAAAGCAGGTGCAATCACGTCTCCTGTAATAGAAAAACTTGTAACATTTTTTAAGTTTGTTGCAGTATTTGCATTACCCGTAATATTACCGCTAATTGTTCCTTCAATTTCATCTGCTTTAATTTTCTTCGCTACAATATTGTTCCAGCGATTTGATGTATTACCTATATCGTATTGATCGCTAGCGGAAGGTATTATATTAGTCGTTGTTGTAAGTCCAGAAACTGTAAGTGTGGTTCCAACTCTTAGATTTTTAGATATAGCAACGCCGCCTGCTGTTCTAATACTTCCTGTTTCTAAGTTAATAGAATCGTTTGTGTTAGTTACAACCAAAGCGCCAGTTAATCCAAAATCCCCATCTACATCTAAAGTTGCTTCAGGAGAAGCAACATTTATTCCTATTTTATTATCAAGCACACGTAAAATTGTGCTAGGAACACCGTTTCTGTTTATCTGTAAATCTAAAGAACTACCTGCTGCTGAATTATAAATTTTTGCAGAAGTTGCTGATGTTGTTAGTGTAAAATTATTATCGATACCAATAACTAAACCTTGGTTATTTCTAATATTAAAACTTTCTTCTGTTGTATTAACCGTATCACTTCTTAAAAATTTACTTGCTGCAATTTCTTGACCTGATATATTAAGAGCATCTGCATTTTTAGCAGTTCCTAATAACTTAGGTAAAAATCCGCCTAAGAATATTCCAGAAAAAGTTTCTTCCTCGTCAGCATTTGCTGCGGTTGCAATGTTGATTCCTGAAAAAATTCTATCAAATCCTTGTATTTGAATTTTAGGAGTAAAAGTATCCTTAGAAACAATCACAACAGGAATATCTGCAATATAAAATATTAAAACATTTTTATCAAGGTTATCTTGATCGATAATTTTTTCAACTGCTGGTCCATAACGTAGACCGTCGATAGCACTTTCACTAGGTCCTACCAATAACCATCTTGTTCCTGTATAAATTCTTAACTGTTGATTTGTTGTGTCAACCCATAGTTCTCCAATTTTTGAAGTTTCGACACTAGGTTCGGTTGGTCCTTTTTGAATGTTTGATGCTGCTTTCCAATTAGTATTATCGTATAACTGTAGAACACCATTAGTAGTATCATACCACAACTGTCCTTCTACTGGATTCACTGGTTGATTGGAACTAGCAAAATTTTCTAGAAGTTTTAAAAAGTTTTCAGCAATAATTTGTCCATAACCTGTAACATTTCGTCCAGGAAAAGTTAAACTTGTGTCCTGACTAGAAGTATTATCAAATACCGTAATTGGACTCTTGTTTTCGCTATCTGTAAAATTTACAATATATGGCATCTATTATACCTCACTAAATCCAGTTAGACTTTGAACTCTAACTGTATAGTCAATTTGTAGCAACCTGTTTAATGATTTTTGAACAGGATGAAATACTACATGTGTTAATAATTTTCCAGATCCGTTTGGATCATAACTTTTTAAACCAAGTTCGTCAAAAACAAAATTTCCATCTAAATTAACACTGTTATCAAATGCTTCCTGATCGTCTGGTTCTCCATAGTCAAGTAAACATGAAATAATAATGTCACTATATGTTGATCCGCTAATGTGTCTAATTTCCATCTTGTTTCTTGTAGGATCTGTATTAGTGGTTGCATTTTGATCAACTACTTTTGAATATGTTTGATTATATAGGCTTGAATTAATTCCTACTGTATTAGGAGTTAAATATGTAATTAAGCCTGTAGGATCTACAGTGGTTCCGCCTGATCCAAAAATCATCTCATATACTGTGCCAAGACCTTGATTTGATAAACTGTTTACCATTGCCACACTCATATTTTCATAGTGTATGGCGTTTCTTTTGTCCTGAAAAACTTCACCAGATTCTGGATCAAAAATCTTAATATGACCTTCAAAGTGAAATCCTCCTGTTTCATTAACAGCAGGCTTATTATTTTGTTCTTTTTGTGTATCTTTTGGCATAGTTTTCTCTTCGGTTTTCATAGTGTATTTATTCAGGTAATCTGGTTGACTTAGCAGCAATGAACTGACTAATCGGTGATTCATTCGCTAATAAGGTTATTCCAGTGGTTACCGTTGTTTCTCCTCTATCATACCAGCTCTTTCCTTGGCGTTTAATTATGGTAATTCTAGTTCCTGCTGGTGCCAATTCTGTTAATCTTACATATGGATTCACTCCGTCGACAGAAAATTCTGCTTCAACTTCCTTGTCGCCTGCTGGACTTGTTGCTCCTAATGTTTCGTCAAACACTACTAATGGTGTTTTTCTTAGTCTTCTTCCTCCCACAAACACTTCGATTGTATCGCATCTACTGTATCCTGTCGGAATAGTTGTAGTATTCCAAGTTGTTGTGGCTGCGAGTGGAACATAATCTAAAGGACCGATCAATAAACTACTACCGTCACTAACAAAATCTGTTCTCTCCTGTGTCTCTGTATATGGTATATTTTCACTAATGCTTAAATCTACAACATACGAGCCAGCACTGTGCAGTTCTTTAATTGCAGTTCCTTGCACACCTCTTCTAAGTTGCGTTAAAGTATTTCCTGATTTTTCAAAATATTCAATTCTTTCGTTATTAATAACAATTACACCAGGAATATTTCTTTCCTTTATAGGATTAAACAAATTAGAACTATTTGTAAGTGTTATTTCTGTATCATAATAATTTAAATCATTTGCTAGTTTTACCTCTGTTGTAACATATCTTTGGAATCTATATATGTTTAACATATCTTTATTCACTTCGTATGCACTAGGAAGTCTAAAAACTTCAGATCCAAACGATACTATGGTGATCAAATCATCCACTGAAGTATTGTTTTCTATATAAACTACACCTCTAGGTAGTTCAACTCGATAGTCAATATCTTGTTTTAGCCTTTGACCATTTAAATATACCCAAACATAACTTGCTGATAATGGATTGAACGGAAGTTCATATACCACCTTTCCTCCTGTTACTTCATCAGATACAATTCTTAATGAAGGATATTCACTAAACCAAGTTACATTAATTTTATCATTTTCTGTTAAACTAACTGAATTATCAATAACTAAATTTCCGCCATCGATTGTATATTCGCTACGTAGATTATTTTCAATCTTAATGATATCTCCTACCGTCAATATTCCCGGCACAATTGTTAATGTTTTTCCTGCACCATCATAAGTATAATCTTGAATGAATGTTCTTTGAATACCATTGACATAAACAGTAACATTGGCTGAAAGAATTGCGCCTGCTGACTCCTCAGGATCTAAACCAAGTATAAATGAGTTGTTTGTTCCATCATAGGTTGCATATGTTGTATCAACACCTCGTAATTTTGTTCCGTCGACATCAACTATCATAGACGAAACAGAACTTTCTCTGTTAAGTTGAACAAAATTATCAAGATCATAACTTCTTGTGCTACCATCATGAACTATTGTTTGGTTGTTTACCCTAACAACTGCTTCTAAACTAGAATCAACATCGGTTGCTGCACCTAAACAGACAATTTTAATTGTAGATCTAAATGTTGGTTTATTAGCAAATTCAATCAACGTTCTATTTTCTGAATCAACAACACCAGAACTATTCTTAAATATTACATCTGTATCAACTCCATTAACAGTAACAAATACATTTGTCGTTTCATTATAATTTGCATTAGTTAAAAACAATGATGTATCGCCGTCTGCTAAAAATTCTTGATAATCTAATATTGCTACACCGCCGATGCCTATAGATAAAATTTCTACAATGCTATCTGCCACTGGCGCCGTATTAAACTCAACTGTATTGTTAATAAGATCAACCGAATAATTTGTAGAAATTAATTGTCTAATTCCATCTACATACACAATTACAGATTTATTTTCTAATACATTTTGACCAATATCAAAAGTAATTGTAGATCCATCTGATTTGCTAACTTTGCTCAATAATGTTGAAGCACCACTACCAACTGTATTGAAAACTTTTATGCTGAGACTATCTAATATCTGTCCTGGAATATTTTCTTCTGGTGCTGGAACTTGATCAGGTCCTATGTATGTCCCGCCGTCGATATTGATGTCTTCGGCATTTGTTCCTGTTGCTGTTACATAGGCTCCTTCGACTCTTGATAATGTTCCGCCGGTAATATTTGTATCAACAATGTTAGGATCATTAATTGTAACCGATCCATCGCTTTCAACCGGACGGAAAATTAATATATCTCCGTCATTGACTGTGATATAGATACCTATATCCACAATATTGTTTGATCCGTCACCTATAAATGTAGGCATTTGAGCGTGTGGATTCGGAGAAGTTGAAGAATCATTACCGCTAAAGAAATACGGATCGTCAATTCTAACAATCTTAGGAGACTTAACTTCTTCTGAATATTTTAAATTATCAATAGTTGGTAGTTGCTCTTCGCCTGCACGTTTTAGATAAACATTTATTTCTTGTCCGTTAGCCGGAACATAAGGTAATGTCACAAATTCGGTGCTGCCATCACATACGTGATAATAGTCTGAACTAGATTCTACACTATCCCAACTGTCTGTAAACCAAGGAAGTGCATCCCAACCACCCGTAACATCAAATGTTGTTCCTTGAATTTGAACTCCACCAAAGTCAATTCCAGTCATAAGTTGGTTTAATTCTTTACCTATCATTCCAGAGGTTGGATTATAAATCTTATTGATTCTATTTACACTATCATATATTTCATCATTTTTATCATAAGTGATTTTAATAGTGTCGCCTGCTTCTGGTGGAAGTTTAAATATTATTTTACCTTTTAATAAGGAAAAAGTATCAACTGAAGATTTATACAATGAAATATCATATTCATTTCCTAAAACAAGTTGATTATTTTTAGTAATACTAATTTTTGTCTTGTCCCTAGTTGGGGCGTATTTTAGATCAAAAATAGCAGTTGTTCCCGAAGCAATGAATGTTTGGCTATCTGAAAATTGAGAATATAATCCTTCTTTCGAAATTCTATCAAATTTTACAGAAAGAGCAAATGTTCTAGGTTTAGAATTTCCAAGAATCGGAACGGCTTTGGCAATATCAGTTGAAGTTCCATTTCCTCCTACTAATGTAACTGTAGGAGTTTTAGTGTATCCGCTGCCTTGATCTGTGACTCTTATTCCGGAAACCTTACCATTTGAAACAAACGCAGTTGCCTTGGCTCCTGTTCCGTTACCTTCAATAACTACTCTAGGTGAAGATACGTAACCCGAACCGCCCGATGAAATGTTAATTGAAATGATTCCGTAACCAATATTATCTGCCCACCATTTCCATGGATATTGATTTATTTCATCACTGTTATTATTTACAATGATATTTTTGCCCTGCGATAGGTTATAGACTACTGGTAAATCAAAATCAGTTGTGCCAGAGTAATTTGTATCAGTATTATTATATTTGCTGATATACTCTCTAACGGTAGTTCTATAAGGTTTAATTTCATTTACATAATCAAGATAACTTGTAAGACTATCATTTTTATATGTAGGTCTTTGATCAAGCTCTCCGACATTATGTGTTGCATTTAAGAAACTAGTTTTAAATGCCCAGTCAACATATGTCTGTTCATAGAAAACATATCTTACACTTTCAAAATACAGATAATTCCACTCAACAAGATAGTTTCCAATTAGTATATCTTCCTTAACGGCCTTAAAGATATTTCTTAATTCTTGTGAAGGTTCAATATCATATAAATCAACGTCGAAAGATCTATTATTATCAAATCCTACTCCACTTGTAGCAATATCATATAAATCTGTTGATAGAGCAATAGTTCCTCTATATCTGCCAACTAGCTCGTAATTACCTAATAGTTCTAATGACGATTCTGCTATTTTTCTAAATACTGCCCAACCGCCAGATCCGTATTCTTTAATTCTAAGTAAATCACCTATGGCTACTTCTATAGATGGTTCAACTGATACATCTGAAATTTCTTTAATTATTCTGGTTGTCGGTGAATAGCCTGTTTTCCACCAATCAATATATGACCAATACTTAGTTGTATCAAACCCTTGTGATGCACTTCTAAAGAAACTCTTTCTAATATCATCCCAAGCATAGATTGACCAGTAATTGTTTGCTGTTGAATCTGAATTTACAAGAACACTAAATCGTCTTGCAATTGCTTCTGCATAACTGTATTTTTTACCCTTGTTAGTAACTGCAACAGCAGTAATTCTACCCTGACTATCAATGTGCGAAATAGCAGTTGCACCTTCTCCGTCACCAGTTATTGTGATACTAGGACCTAGATAAACTCCAGGAACTTCAGGATCAAATAATTCAGTAGGCTTGTAACCAAATCCCGGGTCTACAATTGTAATCGAACTTACTTCATTATCAATTACATTAACTGATAATACTGCTTGCTTTACTCTAACCGTTCCTACGGTTTGTAAATCTTGATAGGTATCAACCGAGGTATCCCACAATTGTAAAGAAACATTCGGAGAAGGATTAATTAATGATAAATTCTCAAAATTAATACTATCTGCAAATGCTTCTTTAAGTAAAACTTTATTAACGTGCTCGATGAAAATTTTCAAAATAGGCTTTCGATCAATAAACATGCTCTGTCTAGGTCTATATGATACACCATACTTTTGTTTTTCAGGAAGATCAGGATCCGGAACTCTGTTACCTTGACTATCGTATCCTACTAAACTATCTAACCATTTAGTTTCTAATTTTTGTGCAGGTATACTATTTTCGTCACCTTCGGTTAATAGTTGGTATTCGTTATGAACATTATTAATGAAATTTGTTGTAGTATAATATTCAATATTTAATATAGAAGTATCCTGATTTACAATACTTGTATAATTGTAAAATAGTATCTTATTGGCGTCTGCAAGGGCAACAAAAGTATTACCAAGACTAGAAGGATTAGAAATAAGAGATGCAACAGATGATGCTGACTCTGTTCTTCCTGTAGTGTTTGGTATTATAGTTTTATTACTAACCCAATAATAGTATTTTGTTTCTGTGGGTTCACCTGTTAACACATTATAAATTACTTTAGAAGAATATACAGTATCATCATTATACAAAGGTTGTCCTGAGATTCCAATTTGTAATCCTTCTGTAGTGTCTGCTACTGCCGACCATTCAGACGGTAATAATTTTGATTCAACCCATTCATAAACATCAATGCTGGCTCCTTCTGCTAGTCTACCCCAATTAGATAATCTATATGCAGTATCCCCTTGTTCGTAATATAACCACTTAGCAGTTGAAAGATTCCACCATAATTTTCCGACATTTTTTTCATACCATGCAATTTGAGGATCTGTCGTAACTCCATCAATACCATTTGTATATACAGCAGGATCATATAAAGTTTTATAACTGATATTTCTTTCTGCTGCCGCTAAAACTTTGAGTTTTGCTGGATCTACAATTTCTAAATCCTGAATCTTTACATCAGAGTTAGTATCGTATAAACTTACTCGTTTTACAAATTCATTTCGAACAACAGGCGTTTGTGAACTGATTACAGTTAAAGGATTAACATTAGGATCTTTTCTAAATAATCTAATTGTTCCCGTTCTATCACCATCAAATGCTATTGTGTTACCGTGCGGTGCTGGTGCAATGTAATCAGGAGAACCTACAACAATAACATTTCCTGCACAATCTATACTAGATCCAAACGATTCATTCAATGAAAGATCTTCGTCTAATCTTTCAGATAAGAAATATGTATTATCTTTTTTCTCAAATACATAAACTGCTCCGGCATATCCTGTATAAGCATTAAATCCTGTTTGGCTCTCATCAAATGTTGTTTGAGAATTATCAAATCTTAATGGTGAAGAATATGGTGCATTCTTAGCACCTATGACTATCTTTCCGGTATCTGGAGAAATACACAAGCTCTGTCCAAAGTATTCGTTTGGATATTGATTAAAACTTTCAAGTTTTTGTTTTAATCTAAATCTCTGTTGTGTTGAATCCGATTCATACTTAAACACATATGCACTGCCCTGATTTTGATAATTTTTATCTGCTTCTGGGCTTGAAATCACAAGTGTATTTCCTGACCAATCTAATGCTAACGTGAAAGCAAATTTATCACCACTGCTTATCGTTTCAGTAGTATCTAGGTCACTTAATTCTTGTAAACTATCTGCTGTAATTGTTTGAATAAGTTTATAACCAGTAGTTTCTTTTTTGTAGACAAATGCCTTACCAACCGCTTCAGATGTGCTATCTCCTACTGGTATCCAAGGTAGTCCGTCTTCTGGGGACTGTCCATAACTTCTAATACTGCTATCAGGACCAACTGCAAATGCTCCTTCATTAACTAACTGATGATAGCCACCTTGATATTTTACAACATCATTTTGTGTATATTCGTAATTTGCTTGCCAAGGTCCTTTATAATTGTTAAAGAACTGACCGTCAGCATTCGGTGCTCCTACTACTAGAAAATCACCTGCATAATTTAAATCTAACGAATTACCAAATAAGTCTCCTTCTTTAATTAATTCTGCAACTTGATCGTCTGTGAGTAATCCGCCGCCTAGAGTCGAACCGTCGTCTTCAATGGCAATACTCTGTGGTAGAGAAAAACTAGTATTTGTAGGTTCTAATCTGATCCAATCGTTAGAGTTTACATCAATGCTACTTCCGTCTCCAGCATTGTCAGAAAGTGCTTTCCAAAGATATCCTTCATGATATACTACACTATCTTTAGGATAATAAGTTTCTTCTAATACTACACCGGTTCCAATTCCAGACTGTGTAGCAACAAATTCTCTTCCCACTTCACTAACTTCAGCACCGATATCAACAAAATCTGTTGTTCCAACTTCACTAATTGTATATGTTCTACCCGGAACGATATCAACTGCATCTATCAAACCACCATTGCGATATTCACCCCTGTAGTTTTCGTTATGATCAAATACCCAGCCAGCACCTTTAATATTTTTGTAAAGATAAACTTTTCCTCTTATTTCGTTGTTGCCCGGAGCAGACACTACCATGTAATAATCGTTTCCGTTTTTAGAAATGCTTACTTTCTTTCCAAAGTATTTGTCACTAGCAGGAAATGGGCTGATAAAATTATCAACTAAGTTCCATTGCTGTGCAGAATACTCATAAATTGAAATCATTCCTTGCTGAGAATAGCCATCATTATTGCTTCCTGATTCTAGTGCTTGAACATTATTTGTTAATGTCCATTCATTACTGTATACATTAATAGAACTACCGTCGCCTATAATTTCTGTAGTTGCTGTCCATAAGTTACCAGCATATAAAACAATGTCTCCGGATGCATAATTTGCATTAGGACTGTAAACTCCTTGGTAATTTGATCTAACACCACTAGCAGCAGGAGATCCAATTACTAACCATTTGTAGTCAGGACTGATTGCTAATTCCTCTCCCCAAGATCCTCTTACTGAATCAACTAATTGAGGAAGAGGTTGTAATATTTGTTTAAGTTGTAAATGATTACCTTGTTCTACATAACAAACTACATAGCCACTCTGAGGCATAGATGTTATTGTTTGTTTTTGCAGGTCAGCATAAAGAACTTTAGTTCCGATACTTCGTGGTTCTGAAACACCGAAATTATCAACTAACTTCGGAAAATATTGAATGTTCTTTTCTACAACTTCCCAAAGACCTTGTGAATTTTTATCAACAAATAGTTTTCCTTTTTGTTTTAATAAAGCAACTGTTTCAGGATTAATACTGTCATAATTTTCATATCTTGCTTCTTCGAAGAGTAATGGATATGATATTGTGCTTACATCAATAGTTTCAGTCGGATTCTTACCTTCTATTTCAAAAGTTACTGTTCTGTCTGTGACTGATTTAATCTGATAAATTCCTTTAAAATCATCTAGAGATTCAGGTATACCGATGAAATCATCTATTGCTAAATTATGATTCTTTTCGAATCCAACTGTAACAGTATTTGCTTCTGTAGAAATTGTGCTAAAAGGCAAATCAACAATATATTTTGCTCTTAAAACAGTCCATTCTTGTTTATCAAATGTTATCCAGATATGAGAATTATTCGTTATCAAACTAATATCTAGATTTAAAATATCTTCTCTAAATTTAACTGTAAATTCAGTTTGACCTACTTTAACATACCCTGCTGTTCTATCAGGCAACGAATTTACAGTTGGATTAATATTTGTTGTATATGGTGTTGGAGCATAATCAAAATCTTCTTGTGCTACTCGATAATATCTATCAATAAAGAAATCATTTTTATTTTCTACCACAAGCACAGGTTGAGGATTCATCTTAAACGAATCAGTTTTTAATTTAAGTTCGATATTATATGCTTGATCAGTTCCACCAAACTCTCCTACCTTAAACGCCCATTCTTCGCTTAATGTTACACCTTGACCTTTTGCTCGACCGATTTTATCAAATAATTTTGTGACTGCATTACTAGTTCCTTTTTCTCTAATAAACCCTTGATATAATCTTAACTGTGTAACTTCGTCTTCTGCAAGATTCTGTAGATATTCTCTAGATTGATAACCAATAGTATGTCTAGAAAGTTCTCGCTGGCTCTGGCCTAATCCTTCTGATGTAACATCAAAATAATCACCCATCTGATTTATTCTATAATCATAATTAGGTATTAATTGCTTGACTGGATCAGAATCTAAAATAGTCCATCTGTTATCATTAAAGTTTGCCTGACTTGTATGATTTTGTTTGCTAGTATATCTTTTAGATTTATATAAAACAATATCTCCTAGTCGATAATCTTTATATGGCTGCCAAGCATCAATTGTTACATTATCGAAAATAAAACCTGGGCTAGTATAATCTCCGTCCCAATCAACTGTTCTAAACCCGATTGATTTAATTCTTTCTTGTCTGTAACCCGTTGGCTTACTAAAAATAACATCGTTGAATACTGTTTTATCGTTGAAAACCGTTACGTGTTCTTTAAGAACATAGTTAACCTTTAAATAATATATTCCAGCGGTGGTATTAGTGGTTTCGATTTTAATTGTTTGATACGATCTCATAACATTTATATTTTTAATATCCAACGGCTCTCCGTTGTCTTTTAAAATATTATAATCATAAAAACCGTCCAATAGGTTATCACCGACACCGACTTGCTTTTTAATTTCTAAAGATACTGCTCCAGGACTTAAAGTTAATAACGAACCTTTGGCCCAGTTTTGTTGTGTCCAGAACATAAATTCTTTGCTGGCTGTAACAAAGTCTTGCACTACTCTATTTTCAGGACTATAATTTTCAAATACAAATCCTTGTGATTGTAGCCATGCCTGATACCCTAACAGAAAATCCACAACATCTTGAATTTGATATAAAACTGTTCCGTAACTTAACTGTTCAGTATTAATTGTGTTAAACTGTCTTCTTCTTTGTGCCACTGTTGCGCCAACAGATGGCAATTCTGGAAGTTTTCTCCACTGGTTGGATTCAAAAGTTTCGGAACTTGTATGTGTTTGTATTGCTCTATAAAAAGCATCTCTGTATTCTACAATTATTCCATTATTATAATTTTTTCCAGGTTCCCAATATGTAAATCCTTCACTTACACCGCCAACTGAGATAACAGGATCTTTCTGATTTATAACTGGAGCAAAGTAGTTGAAATAAGGATTAACATCATCATATCCAGTAACTATCCATCCTCCATCAGTTTTTTCTAAAATAACACCACTATATGTTAAACTTAATATAGGAGAACTTACATTAAAGATAATATCATAATTTTCATTTGGTATAAAAATACTTGAACTTGAAGAATTTGGATTTTTGCTGTCTAATAGATATTTTTGCTGTTGAGTATCAACAAATCCTGATAGTCTAGAAGTTAATCTTACATTAATATTACCAAGCATTTCTTGTGCATCTAATAACGATCTTCCTGATGCTTTAATATAAGATGCCAGATAGTTTGCTAAACCAGAAGTTTGTAAACTTCCAGTTACCGGTAACTGTAAATCTTTCTTTGTTAACAGAATATTTGTTTGCCTGTCAACTATTTGATTAACCGCATTTCTTTTAGTATTTGACCTATCAAAATTTGAAATAATAAATTCAAAAGGTCTTAGTAAACTTAGTGCAATTATTTTAACAAAAGGAAATTCAGAACTAGATCTGTATGCATATTCGACAGGATTAATATCACCTAATTTAAAGTCTCCTTTATTATTAATTAAAGTAAAACCTTTTGCCAATCCTGATTCTAACGGACTTAATAACTTACCATCTTTATCAACTGGAATGTGTTCAATTATAGATGGTCTCGCATATCTGTCATGAATACCAGCACGTTCACCGTGTCTAACTCTACCGTCTCTGATATCCTCCCAAAGAATTAAGTTACCACTTGTATAAGGTGCTACACCATATTCTTTGTCCCACCAAGTTGGCTTTTCACTAAAACCTAAAATTTCCCAAGGACAACGATGTGGTCTATCTGTATCATAAAACCATTGATATACTCCTCTCCAATAGCCTGGTAGATTAGCAGTTCCATCTGGAGTTGACATATTTGAATAGGTGTATGTAAAAGGTGCACCTTCTTCGTAATACGTGTTTGTTGTATAAGATAGATTGGTATTTGCTACCCATCTTAAAAACTCTTGATTGGTTACAGAATCTTGTTCTATTTTGTTAAACAGAGCATTTCCATACCATCCACCAAAGTTTGCATCTATATCAAATACATTATGATCATATTCTTGTTTTATATTATTATAAATTCTATATTCAAGTTCCAATAACAAATCGTCTCTAAAATCACCGTATGCTATTGTTATACTTCCGTCATGTCCTTGAATTACCTCTTGGGGTTCTCTATAGGTATCATCAATAAACTTCATTGGAGTATATTTTTTATACAAACCAATCGAAGTCGGCGTTGGTGGAATATGACATGCTGCTGTAGAAACATATTCTCTAATTTCTATGTAATCTCTTTCAACTAAATCTACAGTTAAATTAACATAACTGAAAGCACTATTAAAATTATAATCTCTACCGTGTAACAGTTGCCTTCCATTAATATAAACATAAACCGCACGTCTGCTTAAGGTAGTTTAATCAAATTGTTCTGAAAGACT